GGCATCAGGCAAAAGCTTCACCACTGCGGAGTGGTAGTTCAGTTGGTTAGAATACCGGCCTGTCACGCCGGGGGTCGCGGGTTCGAGTCCCGTCCACTCCGCCATTTGTCGTTATAAATCAACAACTTACAGCGGCTTTTAGAATCTGTACCACATAAAAGCCCACATAAAACAAGCCATCCGGAGCAATTTGGGTGGCTTTTTTCTTGCGCCTCAGCTTCTGCGTGCTGGCGGGGTGGTGCAGCAGCCGCAGCAGCCCAGCACCAGCGAAACCGTCGCCAGAAACCCGGACAAATAGCCGTGGACTATCAAAATGGCATGGCACGAAATATGCAACCCGCATGAATCGTGCCTGATAGAAGTTGTCTATCTGAGTGAAAAAAACGCGCCTTCCACCATGGCCCTGTGGTGGTGGCTAATGGCTAATCCGGCTAACCGCGGCTAACGCGGCTAACGAAAAAGGTGCCAGCGCCCAGGTGAAAGGCAGGGCCCGCGGGCCGTGGGAGCCTGTCGCTGGCTGTCGGGGTTATTTCATGATGTGCCACTCGACCGACTAACGCACATCCGGTCAACGCCTTGCGGCACCCCACCGGCTGGGGGAATCTCAAACAAACGTGAAACTGTCCAAATCGAAGGCTTGCTCCTCGGTCGCCTTCGCGGCGGCACCCATGGCCATGGCCAGCGCCTGCATTCCGTCAATGCGGCCCGTGGCGCGGCTCTTATCGAGCTTGCGGTTGCCCGCCGGGTCTTTCACGACAACGGCGTTTGCTGCGCACATCTGCAACACCGGGTGCCCACCGTGCCGGATGCGGCCATTCAGCAACTCGGCTTCCAGCGCGTCCAGGGCACCGGCCATGCTGGCGAAACCCTGGCCCCATTCCTCCAGCGGCACATCGGCCCCCAGGCGGTCGAATTCGCGTTTCAGCTCGGCAATGCGCCAGCGGTCGAAGGCCACTTGCACCACGTCCAGGCCATCGAAAATTTCCAGCATTTCGCGGGCGACAAAGCTGTAGTCCACCGATGCGCCGGGTGTTGTCCGTAGCAGGCCCTGGCGGTGCCACACGTCATAGGGGGCACGGTCACGGCGAGCGCGATCAGCAAGGCCCTGTTCCGGCGTCCAGAAATACGGCACCACTTGCCAGACGTCATCAACCTGGCCCACCAGAACCAGCGCGGTTAAATCGAGCCTGGCACTCAGATCGAGCCCTGCCCACACCGGCCCATCAAAGGGCTGTACAGGCCCGCCACAGGCCCGCCAGACGTCAGGCGATACGAATGGGCTGTCGGTGCTCACACGCTGGTTTAGCAGCAAGTTGCGGGCGCTGTTTTCCATGCTGGGCATACGCTGCGCTTGCGTCATCTGCTCGCGTAGATCGTCCTCACTGCGAAACAATCCGAGTGCCGGGTTTGCCGCTCGCCATGCGCTTTCGTCCATCAGATCGCAGCCGGCCGGCGCGGCGTACAGGTGGCAAACAATGCGCTTGTCCTGGCTGCGTTGGGCGTCATCAATCTGCACACTGAGCCAGTCCGCATCGCTTGCCGCTTGCGTCGAGATGATGATTTGCAGCGGGTTTTCGTGGGCACCTTGCGAAGTCAGCAGCGAGTCGATGAAGTCGCTTTGCGGGCCTCGCACCTGGCCCCATTCGTCACCGATGATCAGCAGGGGACTCGCGCCCATGGCTGTCTTTGCCTCGGCACTCATGGCTCGAAACTCTGTCCCCATGGGCAGGCCGATGATCCGCTTGCCGCTCGGGATGATGCGGATAAGCGGCGCCAATTCCGGGCTTTGTTGCAGCATCAGGCAGCACAGGCGAAACACCAGCGCGGCCTGTTCCCGACTGAGCGCACCAGACACCAGCACGGCATTCTGGCGAGCCTCAGGGCCAACCACAAACGCGGCCAATATCGCGGCGATCAGCGCAGTTTTTCCCCCCTTGCGGCCCATGCTCAGGATGGCGCGGCGCGTGCCGTTCGGATTGTCGAAAACGTCGATCAAAAAACGCTTTTGAAAATCCGCCAGCACGATGGGCTTACCAACGTCCTTGCCCTCGGGCACGCGGAGAAACTCTTCCACGAATCGGATGATTCGCTCGGCGCGGGTCATACGGCCCGAAGCCTCGGGATCAAGTCGCTGTCGGTGTCGTTGCGTGCTTTGCGCTCAGCCGTTGATGCGCCCACCAGGTCAGCGGCGCGGCCTGCGGTTGCGGTCGTATGCACCGACAAACTGCGGCTCAGGGCAAGGGCAAGCCGGGTCAGCTTTGCATGTTCGTCACTGCCCACCATGGCCGATTCGAGCGCGTGTTGCACCTTGGCCATGTTTGCCGCGATCACCAGATCCGATGCCGTCCAGGTGTCACGGGCGCGGCTGGTGACAATCGCGTCCCAGAAGGGCTTACACGCCTCGGGCAGCGTCACGTAAGCAGGCGGCTCGATAGGCGCTTGGGCGGCGTTCTGGTGCGCTGTAGCGGCATAGGCTGCGGTGTCAGACTTCGGGCGGCGGGACTTGTTCATATGTGCCTCTTTTTTAGGCAGTGAGCGTTAGAGCGAAGTTAAACGGTCGGTCTAGGCCGATCAGTCCCTGGCGATTTCCGGGCGCTGCAACAGTCGGCACACCGTCGCCCACGGGCTGCGCGGATCAAGCGGTATTCCATCGGTGTCGCATCCCATGCGCACCGTCTTGCCGTGGTCGCGTGCGGTCTTGCGTGAGTGGCATTCGTGGCACAGCGGCTGGTGGTTTTCCGGGCTGTTGTTGCCGGGGTTGCCATCGGCGTGGTCAACGTCGGTTGCCGCCACGGTGCGGCCCTCGCTGGTGCAATGCCGACACAGTGGCTCGCTGGCCAGCACAGACGCCCGTAGGCGCTGCCATTGCGCGCTTTGCAGGGGTATGGTGCGGCGCGGGTCTGCGTCGCGTCCTGTGCGGTTTGCTTTCATTGCTTGCTCGGGTAGTCGCCAAACGGTGCGGGCGCGGCCTCGGTCGGCTTGTCGTCCAGGCCTTCCACTGCAGGCAGGTTTTCCAGCTTGCGGGCTTCGGATGGCAGCATCCAGCCCGATGCGATGGCGGCGGTGTAGAACGCGGCGCGCTCGGTTGATGCGCCACGCAACAGGCCCTCCATGCTGGCCTCGGCATACAGCGTCCTGGCGGCGGCTGGCGTGAGCAACTGGCGGTTGATCGCCTGCTCTATCGCGCTCACGTGGCGTCCCAGCGTGTGCGTGGCGAACCAGCGGTTCATCTCGGAGCTGTTGCTGAAATTCGCATGGCTCAGGTCACCCAGCAGGACGGGCGGCACCTTGAAAATCCGGGCCACTTCTTGCACGCTGAACTGGCGTGATTCGATGAACTGCGCATCGGATGCCGACAACGATATGGGCGTGAAGCTGGTTCCACCTTCAAGGATGGGCACACGGCCTGCATTCGCGCCGCCTGCATATTGCGTTTGCCACGATGCGGCGATGCTTGCGCGCTGCTCGGCTTTCAGCAAACCAGGCAGTGACAGGATGCCGCTTGCCCTTGTGCCGTTGGTCATCATGCTTTGCCCATGCTGCGCTTCGGAGCGGGCCAGCTCGATTACGGCGCGCGCGGCTTGAATCGGACTGACACCGATCAGCGGGTCAGTACCGGCGCGGTTGCGAAGGTGGAAAACTTCACCCGGCAACATGCGAGACAGAACACCATCGGCGTCCCGGTATTCGTAACCGGCGATGCGGTCGCCCGTGCGCAGTAGCGTCACGCGCTCAGGTGGCAGAGGGTCAAGGCTGCGCACCTGGCCATCGGCACCGCGTGTGATCCGGCTGTAGCTGTTGCCGGTCAGCAGCATGGACGCCACGCACCATTCCCAGAACTCGGTCGGGCTTTGCAAATCGTTCGGGCTGCGGTGCAACACCGCGTGCAATGGGTGGGCGTCTGCCACCACGCGGTCACCGTTGTCGCCACGCCGATACAGGCGCAAGGGCAGCGAGCCGATGGCCTCAGAAATCAGGCTCACGGCGGCGTAACAAGCGGCCACAGATTGCGCACTGGTGGGCGTCACGCTGGTGGCACCGGCCACGATGGGCCAGCCGTTCACACCCAGGGTTGCGCGCTGCTCCAGGCCGAGGGCGGTCCTGACGCGCGTGAGTAGGCCGGTCATCAGGACAACTCCAGCCACATCAGATTGCAGTCGCCGTGCACCTTGATGGTCTTGGGCTTGCTGCGCAGTGCCACGGTGGTATCGGCGTAGGCCGGGTCAGCCGTCAGTGTGATTTCCACCAGGTCAACCGTCAGCAGCTCACGAACCATGGTCGAACCGCGCTCCTCCCAGCGGTCGCCACCTTCGGGCACCTTGAACCCGAAGGAACACCCGGCAACGTCGCCACGATCCACCAGGATGGCCAGATCGCGGCCATGGGTGGTGTCGGGCAGGGCCAGCTCGAAAGCCAGCCCTTGCGGCGTTTCCCGAAGTTGCAGCGTGCCACCCCGGGTGGTGCCCAGCAGGGCGTGGCTGTCGTGGTGGTACAGGGCGCGGACATTGGCACCCGTGGCCAGCGATTTTGCAAAGCAACCCGGGCGGATCACTTCGGAAAATGTGCCCAGGTTGGTCTCGCTGTTGAACACGGCGGCGATGCCGTGTAGCGTCTTGCCGTTGCTGGCCAGCGTGCCGTTGGC